GGCCACCGACTATGACCGGATGATTGTGGAAACCGGCTGGGATCGCACCAATGACTGGATGATGGTCGGTCCTGACAACGCTCAGATTAACCGCTACCTGAACGAAAGCGGCGTAGCACAGACCGGACCACGCAAGCGGTTTCGTTTGCAGGGCACCAGCATTGTCATCTGGCCAACTCCGACGGCGACCGAAACGCTGGTTTATGAATACATTTCCAACAAGTGGGTGCGGGACAGCTCCAGTACAGCGCAAACCGAATTCACCGCCGACACCGATACCACGATATTCGACCCGGAATTGATGAAAGTCGAGATCATGTGGCGATACCTCGCCCGCAAGGGCATGGCGTTCGAGGACGCCAGGGGTGAGGCCATGGTGTTACGGCAACAGAAAATCGCCGGGGATTTGGGCGGCACAACGCTTAGCATGTCGCCGGAGCTTGCCAGCCAGTTCATCGAGCTTGAGAACCTGCCGGATAGCTCATGGTCGCTGTAAGAAAGCCAAAGAGCAGGATCGAACGGCTACCGCCCCCGATTGGGGGTTGGAACCGGCGCGATACGATCCCGCTCATGGAAATGACCGACGCATTGCGTTTGGACAACTGGGTGCCAGATACGAACAACGTGCATCTGCGCTCTGGCTATGAGACGCACTCGCCGATTGACGCGACCGCGACCGCCATTGAAACGCTGATCGAATACAAACCCCCGACCGCAGCCAATGCGGAGTTGTTCGCCGCTACTCCTACGGCGGTTTATAACGTGACTGCGGCTGCCACGGCCTCGTCAACGGCGACGGAAATCACCGGCCTGACCAATGGCCGTTGGCAACATACCACCATGACCAACACATCAGGCACCTACCTGATTATGGTCAACGGTGCCGACCAGCCGTATATGTATGATGGTTCCAGCTTTGCGACCTGTAGCGTGAGTGCTACGGGACTGACGCGGACTAACCTTGTTAGCGTCCACAATCATATGAACCGGCTATGGTTCATCGAAGAAAATCAGAATCACATCTGGTATTTAGGCACGTCAGCCATCCAAGGCGTTCTGACAAAGCTATCGCTGCCGTTCCGCAAGGGCGGCAAGCTGATGGCGATGGGGTCATGGACAAGGGATGGCGGGTCTGGTCCTGACGATTTGGCAGTGTTCCTGTCCTCCAAGGGCGAGTGCGCGATTTACGCCGGCACCGATCCGTCCAGCTCAACGACTGCGGCGCTGGTGGGTGTCTTTGACATCCCGGAGCCGATTGGCAGGCGATGCCTGATTAATGCCGGTGCTGATCTTGGCATTCTGACCTCGCAGGGCGTGGTGGCCTTGTCGGAAGTCCTCAAGATGACGGTCGGCGCAGCCTCACGGGCTGCCTTCACCGACAAGATACGCGGGCAATTCAGGGAACAATACCAGTCCACCGGGACGCTGTTCGGCTGGCAGTGCATCGAGTTTCCAAAGGAAAACCTATTGATTGTCAACGTTCCCATCGGGGAGCGCACGACACAGCATCAATACGTCATGAACATCAATACCGGGGCGTGGTGCCGGTTTACGAACATCAATGCCGGGTGTTGGTCGCTGTTAGGGGACAACCTTTATTTCGGCGGCAATGACGGTGTGGTGCGGAAGTTCGGCACAGCCCACAGGGACGGGACCGCAAACATCACGGCGGTTCACCAATCGGCCTACAGCATATTCAACAACCCAAGGACCAAACGCTTCACCATGGCGCGGGCGGTGTTCCTGGCTCCATCTGGCTATAACCCGCCTATTTCCGTTCAGACCGACTATGACGAGTCGGAGCCGAGCGTAACGACTGTTGCTGCCTCAACAGCAGGCACGCAATGGGATTCCGCACAATGGGACACGTTCCAATGGGCTGGCGGCAATGAACCTGCACTAGGCTGGCAGGGTGTCGTCGGGCAGGGCATGGCGGCATCGGTTGCGTTCGGCGTGTCGTCATCGGAGGAGCTGATTTATAACGGTGTAGACATTCAATATGAGCAAGGCAATTACCTCTAACCCCGTAATTGTCGGCTCTCTGTTGATCGGGGCTGACGAGGCGGTTGCCGAGATTGTTCGCGAGCGAATCCCGCATTGTCGAGAAACCGGGTTCGGCCCCTGTACCGCATTGGGCATCATTCGACGCGGGAAGCTGGTCGGCGGCGTTGTGTTCAACAACTACCGCGGTTTTGATATTCATGTGTCTGCCGCCTTCGACAGCAAGGACTGGGCGCTTCCTGGAACGATCCGGGCATTGTGCGAATACCCGTTTGACCAACTTGGCGTAAAGCGCGTTACCGCCATCACAGGCAAGAAAAACAAGCGAGCCCGCAAGGTGCTCGAATACATCGGATTCACCCTTGAGGGTGTTGCTAAGCGTGGCCTCGACGGGTTCGAGGATGCCATGATTTTTGGAATGCTCCGAGAGCACTGCAAATGGATAAAAGATAATGGGATCATCGTCACCGCCTCCCGCTCCTGACCCGTATCGAGTTGCCAGCGCCGAGGGCAAGTCGAACGTTCAGACCGGCATTGCCAATTCGGTTCTTGCCAACCCGAACGTCTATGGCCCGTCTGGATCGACCACATATTCCCAAAGCGGGGATATGCAGACGATCACGCTGCCGGATGGTTCAACCACTCAGGTTCCGCGCTACAATCAAACCACGTCGCTGTCTGCACCGGAACAGTCGATCTATGACACCAACACCCAGACGCGGCAGAACGTCGGGCAGATCGGCCTCGATCAAAGCAAGCTGATCGGCGACATCCTCGGCAAGCCGGTTGATTACTCTGACCTTCAGATCGACCCGAACAGCTTCAGCGCCGACCGCCAGCGTGTTGAACAAGCGATGTATGAGCGAGCGCAGCCGCAACTTGATCGGTCGCGTGCCGCCGAAGAAAACAGGCTAGTCAACCAGGGTTTTGCGCGAGGGTCTCAGGCATTCACCGACGCCATGGGCGACATCGGTCGGCAGGAGAATGATCTGCGCCTTGGCATCACGGCTGCTGGCTTGGGCGAGCAGCAAGGCATGTACGGCATGGCGCGGGACGCGGCTGGCTATGAGATGTCTAGGCGCGCCGGGCAGCAGAACCAGCCGATCAACGCGCTCACTGCGCTCATGTCCGGTTCTCAGGCGTCGATGCCGAATACGCCAGGCTATAACGCGCCGACGATTGCCGGGACGAATGTCGGTCAGAACGTTTACGCCAGTTCGGCAATCGATCAACAGAACTACGCTCAGAAGATGGCGCAACAGAACGCCATGATTGGCGGAGCCGCTGGCCTTGTTGGGACGCTTGGGTCAGCGGCCATGGGAGTGCCTCCCGGTATGTTCGGCGGTGGCATGAAATTGTGGGGGGGGCGTTAATGGCAACTTCTCCGTTGGCTCAGCCTGACATTAGAAGCGCGATGATTGCCCGTCTGCTACAGCAGGGCACAGACACGTCTCCAGTCCAGCATTGGACGCAAGGCGCGGCACGCGTCGCTCAGGCGTTGCTTGGCGGCTATCAGATGGGCGAGCATGAGCGGGAGGGCCGCGAAGCTCCGCAAGAGATGATGCGTATCTATCAGCAGCAAGGCCAGCAGCCGCCGCAGCATCCTCTCGGGCCGGTCACGTCTGGGCCGCGGCCGGATAGTGCGCCGCCGGCTCAACAGCCCAACTTTGGCAACGCGATTGCGTCAATCGAGAGCGGCGGGCGCTATGACGCCATGGGTCCGACAACACGGACTGGCGATCGAGCGCACGGGAAATATCAGGTCATGGGTGCTAACATTGGCCCGTGGTCGCAGGCCGCGCTCGGTCGGCAGGTGACTCCCGAGGAGTTCATCGCCGATCCGCAGTTGCAGGATCAGATTTTCCAGCATCGATTTGGCCAGTACGTTCAGAAATATGGACCGGAAGGCGCGGCAAGGGCCTGGTTCGCTGGTGAAGGCGGCATGAACGATATGGGCCGCAAGGACCAACTTGGCACCACGGTCGGAAGCTATGGCCAGCGGTTTGCTCAGGCGGCGGGGTTGCCGCAAGGCGGCGCTCCACAAGCACAGATGCCTCCCGGCGTGGCTCCGCAGATGCCGCAGCCTCCCCAGCAGGGTATGGCACCCCAGCAGCCGCAGGGCATTCCCCCGCAGATTCAGGCAATGGTCAACAGCCCGAACAGGCTGGTTCGGGATAATGGTGTCAAGTTGTTTCAGGCGTGGCAGCAACAACAGATGCAGGGGCCAAAATTCCACAAACTCAACGATGAAATGTTATTCGACGAGCGTACTGGTCGCACACAGCAAGCTGGCCCCGGCTTCCGTCCCCTGACCGATCCTAATGAAAGGGCGCGGTTCGGCATCCCCGCTGAAGATAAGCGGCCGTACCAAATTGGCCCCGGCAACAAGCTCATTAATCCCCCGCCCGAAAACCGGATCAGCATCGATCAACGCGCGGAGAATGCCTTTACCCAAAAGGCAGGCGGGTTGAATGCAGAGCGATATAACAAGCTGGTTGAAGGTGGATTTGAGGCGCAGACCATGGTTTCCGATCTCGGCGCGCTGCGCGATATCGGGTCTCGCATCACCACTGGCAAGACTGCCGAGGTTAAGGCCGCCCTTGGTCCTTATGCTGAAGCGGTTGGCGTCAAGATCGATCAGCTTGACGATCTTCAAGCCTATCAAGCGATCGTTTCGCGGATGGCCCCACGGATGCGGGTTGCCGGGTCCGGTGCCACGTCCGACTTTGAAATGCGGCAATTCCTGCAAGCTCTCCCGCAACTCGGAACGACCCCGCAGGGCAATGAGATCGTCACCAATACGCTGGAATCATTGCAGCAGCACCGGCTTGCTGCCGCCGACATCGGAAGCCGGGCGCTGGCTGGAGAGATTGCGCCGCGGGATGCAGAGAAGATGATCCGAGAGCTTCCAAACCCGCTGGAGCTTTGGAAAAAGAGCCGTGGAAAGTCACCCTCGGCTAGTCCTTCTCAGCCGGCGGCCCAGCCGTCCATGCAAGAAGCCGTTGATGAACTGCGCCGTCGAGGACTCGTGAAATGAGCGACCCTGTTCTCCGCAATTGGTCGGATGAGGAACTTCTGAAGTTCATTCAGTCCAGTGGCGTTAACAGTTCTATGG